AATTCTCTAGCCTGTACAGCAAACGCTGGTCTAAAAAGAACTCTATGGAATTTTTTACTTTCCGTAAAGTCATCAAAGTAAGGCGAGAGATTAAAGTCAGTTGGACTTGGCATTTATTCCTCTCTAAAATTCAATTATCAGTTTAACGTTTTCAGTTTGATCTGCTGCTCTGGTAATTGGTGATCTATTTTCTACATACATTATATCGCCCTCATCTGCAGTGATTTCGCCAGCATTATATCCACTGGTAAATACTATACTATCAACAGTAGTTGAAGAAGCTGATGGTGTTGCTGATGCACTTGAAGATTGACCTGAAATAGCATTTGCGCCAGAAAAGGCTGTTAAATTACCATTACTATCTACACCTTCGTCATTCATTCTTGTTTGTATGTAATAAAGAATATTGTTTGAACTATCCCATTCTACAACTTTACCGACTGCGCCAGTAGTTGCTTGATTAATTTCTTCATCTGCTGTAAAAGTACCAGATGGACTAGTAACTAATACTGCTTTTGTTCCTCGTAATGTTGTTGCCGTTGCGGCAGAACCACCTGATTTAATATCTCTCATTAATACAACACGTCTAAAATCATTGGCAGTTGTAAAGTCACCAGTATTTGAAGTCTCTCCAGCTTCAAAGTTGGTGTTCATCATCACAAAAAAGCCACCTAATTCTTTTATTGCGTTTTTGCCGTGTCCGCCTTTTGGCTCTATGATAACATCTAATTCTGTGCCAGATAAACCACTTGCTCCAGCTGAAACTATGTCAGCAACTCTAATATATCCAAATGTATATCCTGTACCTGGAGTTGTTACTGTAACTGCTGTTACTGCACCACCTGATACTGTTACAGATACTTTACCAGCTGATCCATCACCTCTAATATCTACGTTGGCATGTGTTCCGTTAGAACCACCTGTTCCAGCTGTTTTAATTTTTACTATATTAACTGCGCCATCAACTGCAGCAGATGCCACTGTTGAATTTGTTGCAACTGCCATAAAGTCTGTTGATAAAAAGTTTGATTGTTGAGTTGCAGATAAAGTGTACATATATTTCCACTTGTATCCATCTCCAGTTGTAAGTATAGATGAAGATGTACCAGTTGGCTCTACTGTTGAATTAGCACCACTATTATTATCTAAACATTTGTACACATTGAAAGCACTTGACATAACATAAAAAGTTGCGTCAAATAAATTTGTTGCACCACTATTGGCAGTTTGTGTAGATGTACCACCTGTAACTCTATTACCATAATCGTGTCTATAATAATCATAAACTGTACCAGTTGCCCAATTTCTTCGAGGAATACAAATAGATACATCTGAACTTGTAACTTTTTTTGCTGCCAGCATATCGTCAAAGTTATAAAATTCGTCTCCGATTGAATCTACGGGTGTTAATGGTGCACTATCAGTACCTTGGTTATCTGTTCTTAAATCGCCTCTTGTTGCAGTGGCAAAAGCTTGTGGTCTACCAATACCTAAATAATAGACATTAGCAGCACTTTCTGTAAATGATTCCACGAATTGTTCCTGATTGTGGATTCTAAATTTGTTTGTTATTATAGCTGGCATGTTTTCCTCTTTTTCTAATTATATTTATACGCTAACTTTCAGTAATTTCTGTAGGTAACGCTAAATTTGTTTTTAACCTATCTGTTGAAATGTCTCTAAATTGTACTACTTCACCATCAAGTGACGTATTATAAGTACCCGTCAATCTTAAATCAGCGAAATTATCAAATCGCATTGGAGATATTGACGTTGTTACTGTACTATCTGAGGCACCACCTGTTGTTGTAGTAACTGCTCTACCACCACTTCCACTAAAGTGTGATAACGCAAATCTATTTAGTGTGTTCATTGTAGGGCCACAATATGCATATCCATATTGATTATCAATACCTCTTATAGTAATATTTTTAAATCCTGTTCTAAATGATATTTTCATTGCTTGATTTAATGTCAAGTCTCTTGTATTTGCAGTAAAATGTTCTGTCGTAGAATCTGTAAAGTCAGGATCAACGCCAATAGTTGATGAACCTCTTAATGTAGTACCATCAGATGTTGTTCCAAGTCTTCTACCAAAGATAGTTGAGAATAATGTATTGATTACTAGATCAATACCTGGATCAAATTCTAATCCACTATTAACACCTGTGAAACTTCTAATTTGGTTATTTACTTGACTAGTAATATCAACTTGACCTGTAAAGTAATAACCAGCTGTATGCATTGTCTTTTTAAAACTATCTCGCCAGTCATTAATTGAACGACCAACTTTTAATACATAAGAAAAATCTTGGTAATATAAACTATCTTGTATCTTCATAGTAGTTTCTGATAAATGACCATCTTCATTTATAAATGTACCAGCAGTATCTACAACTGCACCTACTGTTATTGTCGCTGTTGCCAAATCATTTTTAAGAACAACTGCAGTAACTTCTGAAGAAGAACCTGTAATTACTGTGTTATCAGCAAACTCTCCTGTAGCATTTTTTACTACCAATAAATTATTAGATGATGTAAATGATACAAACGTAGCTGATATTGCTGTTGAACTACTACTAAAACCAGTAATAGTTTCTCCATCTGTAAAAGTACCTGCTGTTTTATCTTTAATAATAATCGTACTAGGTAAACTTAATGTAGGACTTGGTGACGATTCATAACCAACACCTGTTTCAATTTTTTTAGTATTAAGTAATCTACCTATCTCTGCACCATAAGGTATTATTTTAGCACCACTACCTGTACCACCTACAACTGCTGTAGGTAAAGATATATAACCACTACCAGAGTCTATAATTCTAATATCTGTTATATCTTCATTACCTGTACCAGCTTCTTGTACAATTTTATTTCCTGTGTAAACATCACCTCTTACAGTTTCATCTTCTAATACTATGTGATCTGTTGAAGTTGCTCCTGCTGTTCCATTATCTGGTGTGATACCACCATTGACAACTGAAACTTTTGCTACAACACCACCACCATTTGTATTAGTGTTTGTAAATGTAATATCATCACCAATCGCATAACCTGTTCCAGCATCATCTATTAATATTTCTGTTATACCACCTGATCCTACATTATCAACTTGTATGATTGCACTAGTACCACCAGCATTTATAGTTATCGCATCATTTGGTGATAATAATCCACCATTGTTTGTGATTGAAACTATATCTGGTATACCTGTAACAGTTGCTTTTATAAAAGTATCTGAATCATCTGTTGCAGTTCCTCTTATTTCTTCTGATGTAACAAAAGTGCCTGAAATACTATCTTGGTTTAATATAAACTCTGTTACTGTGTTTGCACCTATTTGAAATTTAAATACGTTTTCAATAATAGCTGTAGCACTAGATGTTTGACCGGTAATTGTTCTACCTATTAAATCTGCTGTATCACCTACTGTACCTATTGCTCTTAAAACTTTTTTAGTATCAAACTGACCATCTGATACTCTTAACATTTGTTCTCTAGGATAGAAAGTTTCTGAATCTAAATTAAATAAAAATCTAAAAAATACTTCGTGTCCTCTAGCAGTACCTTTTGCTCTATATACAGATTTAATATTTTTTATTAGTTTTCTTTTATCAACACTACCATCTAAAATTTCTGGTAAAGTATTTAAAAACTCATTTCTAAATTTTGTTAAGAAGTTAGAAATCGCTTTATCAGGATCACGGAAGTTTAATAAGTCTTGTATATTGTTTACAGGATTTGGTTTGTAATTAGATACTGTTGCTCTTGCGCCAGATAAACTACCAGTTAAAACTTCATCTTTTATAAACTTATCTTGTGCTGATATGTATAATCTATTATTAATTAAATCTTCTGATAATACGGTTGCAGTTGCTTTTGACGTTGAACCTGTTACTATTTCACCTCTAGTAAATTTACCATATGTTGTATCTTCTAATATTATTTTATCACCAGCATCTAAAGATGTTCTATCTGTATCAATCTTTGAAGCATTTAAAACTAAATTGTTTTCTTGTGCTGTTTCTGTTTCTAATTGAATACCGTCTGTTAACTCAATATTCGCCAGAGTTACTTCTGCCGATTCCATAAATCTATAATATGTTTTTACAAACTCTAAAAATTTAGGGTGATCAGCAAGTACAAATTCTGGTACTTGTTGATTTATAAGGTTAGTTATCTTTTTGGTAAATTTTGCCATTAGTAACTACTTGATGTTGTATATCCTACTCCTGCCTCAGCAGAACCTCCAACAAAAGTATCAGCAGTTACTGTGATAGATGAATTAGCTGTATCTATTTCTAATATTTGATCTCTTACTGGAACTACGTCATTTGAAGAAGGAACAACGGTTAATTCTATTTTAGTTGAAGCTGCGCCTCTAATATTTTCTATACTCAATACGCTTAAAGAATTGATAGTTATTGCACCAGTTGCATAATCAATTGTTCCCTGTGAGTTGTTAGCATAAACTCTTGTTGCGCCAGAAAAACTATAACGTCTAATATTACCTAGACCATCATCATCTAAAAAGAAAACCGTAGAACTATCACCAGATATTTTAAAACCTGATGATTCTAATATACCACCAGCCGCTGTATTATGTCCAGAGTGTGGATTATATAATGCGTTTCTAAAATAAACATTATACTTTGTACTTGCTGCTAGTGTAGGTGTAAAATCTTTTCTAATTTTTAAAGTAGTAATATTTGATAATATAGATGTATCTGTGTCATCAATTAAACCTGTAATTTTTGAATATCTAAACACGCCATCAAATTGTGATAAAGTATTTGTATTATAATTTGTTAATGTTGTTAATACATTTGATTTTAAAGTTGCCGCTGTTTTAGTTGTTGATTTTTCATCAAACTTAACATTACTTGTAATTAATATTTTTGTAATTTCTGGATCAACAATTTCAGGTCTTACAGCAGCTACATTATATTTTTTTAATTGTGTTACTAAATCTGTTTTAGTTGTATTTGTTAAAGTAGAACCTGACGCTGCTTTTATCGCAATTTTAACAACACCATAAACTGGATTTTCTTCGTCTTCCCCACCCCAAGCTGAAACTGATTGAGCATTTGGATACAATGATTGTATAATTGTTTCATAATCTGTTGTTGTAACAGCTCTATCTTGTGCTGAAAATTGTAAAGGTGCATTAAATCTTATTGACTCTTTTGTTTGTGCCTCTGCACCACCTTGAGCATTTGATATAGTTGAAACATTAACATCTGTAAATCCACCAACATTACCTGATAGTGTAAATGCACTTGCGCCATTTGCTTCATCTTTATTAGATACAATATATTCTAATATAACAATATTACCATCATCTAATTTATTTCCTAATACATCATCACCAAAGTAAATTTCAAATTTACCATCTTCCATTTCTTGTAAAAAGTAAACTTTAGATGTTGCTGAAATACTAGTGACACCAGTTGCTAGTGTGTATGTGCTAGTTGTTGTATCACTAGCTGAATTTTGTACAGATACTTTTAAAGTAGATGTATCTGCGTTGACACTTGGTATAATAAATCTTTGATCTGCGTCTGTACTATCTACTGTGTATTTAAATGTTACCAATGTACCTTCATATAATGGTATACTAGAAAAATTGTAAACACCAGCGTTTGGTGAAATAGTATGAGCTGCGTTTGTAACAAATTGATAAGTCTCACCATCAACAGTTGTTGTAAATGCTGTACCTTTAGTCATGGTTACAGTTGCTGGTGAACCAGTTACATTATTTAATAAAATATCTATTGTTGCTATAGCTGACTTTGGTGATGTTGGTGTGTAACCTAACATCTTTGCTAATGATACAATGTTCTTTCTAATATCAGCACTGTCTAGGTACATTTCATTTGCTAACATATTAGCATTAAAACCTAAGTAGTGTGTATTGTAAGCAAGTAAGTCTAGTAAGACAGCAAAACCAGAACCTTCAAAGTCATAATCTTGGAACTCTGATTGATCTTGTAAAAATGATTTTAAATTTGCTTTTATATCGTCAAAATCAAAATCTGAAACTTGTAATTTGTTGCTTGCCATCTTATCTTAATCTTTCTAAAAATGTTTCTACCGTAATTGGGTTTTGTATACCTATAACATAAAATTTAATTTCAAGTCTATATGCATTTCTATCAATATCAGGATCAGCCAAAATTTGTGTTATCTTTGCTCTTGGCTCAAAGTTAGTTAATACTTCTTCAATCTTTCTTTGTAAGTTAAGAGCAGTCAATGGTGTCATTGGCTCAAATAATAACGCTCTAACATTACCACCAATCTCAGGGTGAAAAGGTCTTTCAAAGTGATTAGTGTTAATTAAGTTTCTAACACTTCTTTTTACTGATTCTACATCAGTCAATTTGTTTACATCATTAGTAACAATGTTTCTACCAAAATCTAAATCTAAATCTTTGTATATTCTAGTAGAACGTTTACTATTATTAGTTGCGTTTAAATTGGCCATACCAATATTTATACACTAACCAGAGAAAACATTTGAAGAACCTGAAGTCATTGCTCCAGCGTCTGCACTATCCCCTATTCTTGCCACAAATGCCCCTGCCACTCTAACTGTACCACTACCTGCGTTTACATTCGCAACGTGATCAGGACAAGGTGGAGCTGGTGGGTTGGGGTGAGCAACAGTAGGGTCACCAACTCTGGCAATTAATATACTATTTGCCCTAACTGTTGATTGACCAGGCGTATCTAGTGTTGTTGTACTGGTACATATATGACCTGTACTTAAACTATCACCTTTTCTACTAATTGCTGGCATTATTTTCCTTGAGAGTTGTAAAATTTAAATGATCTTTTCTTATGTTTGTTCATTGAACTAAATTTAACACCTTTTCTACTACCTTGAGAAGTTTTTTTTGGCATTCTTTCATGCGCTACAAATGATTTCGCTATTTTAGCCATTATCTTCTAGCCTCTCTTGCTGCTTTTAGTGCTGCTCGTCTTTTTTCTAATACCAATGCTTGTCTAATTTTACGTCCCATAGGTATTTCTAAGGATTGACTAATTTGTTTGCCTTTTTTACTTACATATTCGACACTTATAAACTTATCTTTATAATCACCTTGTACAGCCATTACTGCTTTCTTTAAACTCATTGCTTCTTTTTCTTTTTCATCGCCTGCTTCATTCCAAAACAGAAATTTTCTCATTTTTGCCATTATATTTTATGCTCCATTAAATAAATCTTCGTTGTTTGTTATTCTTTTTTCTTTTTTATTACATCTACAGTGACCACAACACACAATTTTATTACCTTTATCGTATTCTTTAATACAATCGCTGCCGCAGTGGCAGTCGTGTCCACAATTTAGACAATATTTTTCCATATTTCTATTTATGTTAGTATTTACAACGTATATTTGCGTGTTGTAGATTCGTTTCTGTTAAATTTTCTTTATTTTTCAACGCCGAATCGCCAATTTTCTCTAAATCTGGCCTAATTTTACAAGATTTTACTGTACAAGAACAAATGGCGAACAAAAAAAGTAAAAAAGTCAAGTAAATCAACCCTTTTTTAACCAATTTTTTTGCTATTTTTACCATTTTTCTCTGTACTTTGTATTATTTACCCTGTAATATAGTTAGTATATGATAAACAAAAACATAAAAACAAATAATATGACGATAGTTAGAAATATCGCATATAAACAAATAGAAAAAATAAACAAAAATTTAAAAGATGTTATTGAAGTTGATAATACGCTTTTAGATATGATTGATATTAATATGAAAAACGCTATTAATAAAATCATTAATAACTACAAAGTATACCAAGAAACTGGTGTATTAAAAGTAAAATAAAATAAGGATAGACACTATGAAAAAAAAGATATACGAATATATGACATTGGTTTTCGCAGTAGTTGGTACACTAGCAATGGTTAGTGCCACAGGTGCGATAGAGGCAGATCAATACTTACTAGGGGCAGCAGCAGCTTTGACTGGTATCGCTAGTTATGTAATGACTTTATTCTCTCAAACTTTATACGCTGAGGCAGAAGTGAGAGAAAAAGACACTTATGAGGACTTAACACAATACTACGTAAATGGAGGAAAATAATGATTACAGTAACAGATAAATCAGAAACACTAATAGCTGGTATCGGTAAAATGATAGACGCCATGGTAGTAGATTATGGTAAAGGCAATAATAACGAAAGAATGTTTAACGAATACAAAAATGGTTTTAAAACTATCGTTGGTCAGAAGTTTATTAAGATAACTAATGGCAATGGTGTAAAAGCTTTTGTTGTAAAAGCTGATGATGGTAAATTTAAAATAGGTGATATTCTTAAACCTGCGAGTTGGAGAGCTCCAGCGAAGAATAGTGCTAGAGGTAATGTACTTGAAGGTAATTATGCTATTCAATGGACAGGACCATTATATTTAAGATAACAAAAGGAAGGATATACTATGTCAAAAGAACAATTAAAGTTTAATGATCTACCAAGAATTATGGATTGGATTAAAGACCCAAGTAATGCTGGTCATCTTTTTATTGTTGAACAAACTTTAAAAAGTGTAAAAGAAGATCAGTTTAAAGTTGGCACTAAAGTGAAGTTTGGTAGAGCCAATGGTATGAAGCGTATGGGTGTAGTTGTAAAACTTGGACCTAAGAAAGCAGTCGTAGATTGTTCAGGCGCTAAGTGGCGAGTACCATATGACCTAATGGACGTTGTTGAAGAATAATGGACAAATATTTAAAATGGATTGCGACAGGATTTCTAATGATAGGGGTAGGTGCTAACTCACTTGCCATCTATCCTTTAGGACCTCTCGCTACATTAGCTGGTGGACTATGTTGGTTATCAGTTTCAATTATGTGGCGTGAAGCCGCACTCATCACTACAAATCTTGTACTATCAGCAATAACTATTGTTGGATTAGTTTACACATATACTCATTAAAGAGCAATCATAGTTTAACGGTAGAACGTCTGCCTGTGGCGCAGAAGGTCATTGTTCGATTCAATGTGATTGTACCAGTTTGATTAAGTGAGAGGTGAGAATGTGTGGAGGTCTCACCTCTCTATGATAGACCGAAATCTATCGTGGTGTGGTATAATTATTTATACAACTAAATGCTCTGCATTCTAGGGTCTTTAGAAAAAAGATTAGTTTTCGCTTTTGGTCTTGCGATACTATCTTTACTTCTTTTTCTTAATTGAGCTCTAGTAGAGATTTCTTTACTTTTCTCTTTTTTGAGAGCTCGTAGGTCTTTTATTAAGTCCATACTTTCTCCTTTTAAAAGAGCGTTTCTTCAACCTTTGTGGTTTACTTCCGTCCGTTTCAGGATAAACGATATTAAGTAAATATTTATATTAGAACCTAGTTAAGAATTGAGCAATACGACCTACAAAAGGAAGTAGTGTTAATCCCATAACAAGATTGGCTCCTGTGTGTGCCATGGCAATTCTTAATGTATCTCCTTTAGGCATACCATCAGATACTAGAACACCAGCTAACCATATTGTACCTGTGGTTCCTATATTGGCACCAAGTACAGCAGCTATCGCAGCTGGTAATGGTATTGCGCCTGAGGCAACAAGTGCTATAATCGCAGTCGTTGATAGTGATGATGATTGCCAAAGTATGGTCAT